TCAGACAATCCTTCACGTTCGTTGTTGTTACGTTTTTCAGACATTACTGAGTTCCTAGTGTTCCTGTGGGAGTTGCGGACGGAGGAGGATTACGCTGTAATCCCATCGTAGCAGATGCCGTCTTAGGTGGAGGAGAGAACTGACCCTGGGCGTTGACGTCATAGTCTTCACCCATACCAGTAGCCGTACCGGCTTCCTGATGGAGTTGTTCCTGGAGAGCTTGTACCAATCTCTGACCGTCAGCCTGCTCTGCGAGCGAAACATACGGAGTGACGATATTGAACTCTTTCAAACCGAAGGTAGTCTCTAGAACCTTGGCGAGCTTAATTCCTGAGAAATGCGGCTGCACAGTGGGCCATAGTCCTGAACCGGTGAGACTGGTAAGGTTTTGGACCAACTCAGCCTGTTCGGCGAAGTGTCTGGCACCAACTGCCCTGATACGCCCAACACCTGTGATGTCGTCGACCGTGAGGTTTTGAAAGGTAACGGTCTGATAATCATCGTCGAATACCTTTATTGAGTTAATCGCGGTCTGGTTTCTCTGAGACATCTCAAGCATAGCATTTAGTACCATGTCCATGAAGTCTGAGAACTGCAGGATCTTGTTGTTGAAGAGACGGAAGGAAGCGTTCTCTAGCCGTTGGACTTCATATTTAGTCTTTTCACCGGGAGAACGGATGCCCATTGCTTCCTTAGGAGCGCCGGCCATTTCTTCCATATTCTGAGCAATCTGGTTGATTTCCATATTGCTCTGGAAGACGTTGACATCTGGTTGGACGAGTTCGACGTCGCCTTCTTCGGAGACGAAGATCTTTTCACCTGGTTGCCAGACGTAGTCTTCGACAAAGCCCTTGACTTTCTGGACAGGATATGTAACGAGGTCCCAGATATCGGCTTTCATGTTCTCGACATGATCCATCCGATACTGCATGCCCACTAGGTTATCTAGCGGACCCATTCCCCAAATATTGTCTTGCTTACGTCGCCAAGGTGAGTGATAGATAGGAGGATATCCATAGAAACTATCGTTAGGGCGATTATTGATAAGCTTATGGCGGTCCACGACAGTAATGACACGATTCTTTTCAAAGGTGTCGTTGTACGGGTCGTACCAGTCTCCGTAGAAGGTGAGGACTTCGACCATGTCGGACTGGAGATAGGCTCGGAACGAGGTGAATCCGTCAACTTGGTAAAGACGATCACGCTGGAGCCAGTCACCCTGAAAGGTGCGAGCCCGGAATCGGATGTCCTTGAGATAATCGTATAGCTTTTGGTATTCTTCTCGGTTTTCGTCATTTGAAATCTTTTCTAAGAGGTCCTTGAGTTCGCCGAGGGATATGATGCTGCGGATAATCTTCGGAGATTCTACGAAGTTTTCAGCAGTAGGATTAAAAACGATATCCAGAGGACTGATCCTACGAAGAGCAGGCCCCACATAGCCGACTTGAGTTTTTCCTTTTTGCTCAACGCGCATATCCTTCCATTCGACAGTTGCGAAGCAATTGCCGAAATCGATGTAATCCTGGATGAGTTTCTCGGCTTCTGATTTAAAGAAAGGCTGATCGACTACCCAGTACATGTAGTTCAGGATGGCTTCACGCTTATCCTGGCTGTCTGCGTCTTCGGCTTCCCATTCAAGCCACTTCCGCTTCGGGAAGAGAGTAGCCGTATAATTAGCAAAGAGATTATCCCTAATCTGACAGAGTTTCGGAATAGTCGTCTTATTCTTCCAAGGTAGTGTGACATTGGAAGTCTGGGTGGTATCCGTTGCGTAGACGTAGCGACGGACTTCTTCCCAGTCGGTTTTCTTGACTGCACGCTTGGTGTCATAATCAATCCAGCGTTCGGTTACTCGAGTTGCAAGAAGTTCAGGAGAAATAACATTCTCAAGCGGCATTACCTTTCCGGTCATGCTACGCCTCCGAACTTATTATGGAAGTTGAACACTGGTTGAGTTTCTTTTCTCATTCTGAAGATGTCTAGCGGAGCTACGGCGAAATCGACTGCAGAAGCTAGGGCATCTTTGATGTCATCGTGGGCAGGATTGGTGAAGACGAGTTCTTCTTCCAGTGACTGCGTGTTACCTGACGGATAGTGCCACATTTGATGATTCGCATACTTCGGTTCTAGAGTTGCGAGAATTCTTTCTTCTTTAGAACCTTGCCATCGAGATGGGCGATATTCATCGATACTGAGGGATAGTCCGTACGGTCTAATGTAATTCTCCTTAAGATCTTTGACGATGACCTGTTGAGCAACTGATACCTCACAACGTATCTTCCGAAAGCCCCATTTCTCGTAGGATTTAAGGATGTGTTGAAAGTATTCACTGATCTTATCGGTCTTAAATCTATCGATCTCTAGGATGTAGTAGTTATTACGTCCATCTACTCCGAGGACTACGATTGAGGTGAAGTCGCTTTTCTTGCCCGTCGAGAACGCGAAGTCGACTGACGCGACGACGTTGAGGGGCTCTCGCTTGTAGAACCATCTCCAGTCTTTTCGGTAGAGGTGGTTGGGGTCGTAGTATTGGAAGAGGTCTCGTTTGATCGGGGATGAGTCAATACTGTGCGGATCGTTGTAGTATTGGGCCCTGAAGTGCACTTTGTTGAGATATTGAGCGTACTTGATACTTCGGACTTTTTCGTCGAATCCGAACCATTTTCCGTCAGAACGTTGTTGACGTGGCCAGAGATATTCTCCAGATCCATCTCCAACTGTTTCAAGAGCGTGTTCCTTACATTCAAAAAGTGGTCGCGAAGAAGTAACGTTCCCAAATTCATCATGTTCGTCTATTTCCATTTCAAGTAGTTGACTATAGAGATCGAGGGGGTGATACCGTGTACCGACTATCCATTCTCTGGCGTCAGACGTCTCGATCGAAGACAAGAGTGAGTACTGGTCTTTGACCTTTTCTCTACCGTCTTCTAGGTAGGCGTTGGCTTGGACGACGACGTCATCCATGACTGCGATGTCGCAGTGTAGACCAACGATATTACTGGTTAATCCTGCTGTGAAGATCGAGGGATCGCGGATGTGTTCCGCTTTTCTCCGGGGATCGTCGAGCGAGATTTCTTTCTCGGTCCATTTCTCTCGTTTGGCTTCTTCCTTCATAACCATTTCAGGCCAATGTAGCCGGTGGTTATCAGACAGGAAGATATCTTTAATAAACTTCAACTGCTTGATAGCGAGATTAGAAGTACTAGAGATATACAGGACACGCAGAGTCGGGTCACGAGTAAGCTCCCAGGCGACACGATAAGCGATGAGGGCGCTTTTCATGTGATCACGAGGGAGCAGAAGGAGTTGGTGGGTAGACGCCTCCGGTCTACACCACCAACGGATGACTTCACGATGTATATTCCCTAACAACCGGTTAGGGTGAATAAGCTTAATAAACTCCTCTAGATCGCTCTCAGCGAGTTTACGTCTCTCTTCCCTTTCAGGACTTAGCTTTTTCGTTTTGGTTTTGGTTGAGGCTACCAACTGTGAAGTTCTTTGTATGAGCCTGATTGCTCAGATTGGGCTGCGGATTGGCATTCTGATGCTGAGCAGAGCTGGCGTTAGCCTTGGCTTCGGCTTCTTTCTGTGCCTTCGCGATGTCTTCAGGCTTACTCTGATCGAATGGATGACGACCTTCGGGAAGCGGAGAAACCTTAGTTTTGTTGACATCCATGTTGGAGACAATCAAACCACCGTTTGAATCGTCCCAGACGAGCTTTGCACCTTCGTGTCTCTGGAAGGACGTATTGGGAAGATCGGACTTCAGAAGCATCCAGTATTTGTCGTGCTTCTTGCCGTCTTCCGTCACGGAGACGTTAGGCGTGATGTGGTCTTTGTTCCAGTTGTTGTTCTGGTAGAAATTACCACCGACGACTGCGTCGTGTTTAGCAGCGTCTTCGTTTTCGAATTTGAGAAGATGAATCTTCATTGAGACTCCTAAGTAAATATAAGCGAACCAGAAACGACAGTTACCGGCTGTCCCTGATTCTTTGCGGGCATACCGGTGTTAGTGACGTTCATACTCCCATCGACGTTTATGATGGGATAGAAAGTCGCAGTGCCTCTAGGGGTGACATACATTGCACCACAGGGGTGGTAGAGACCAACGTATGAACCCCCTGGGGCAGCTATGACGTTAGTTGATCCGTCGGGAGCTATAAGGCCAGTTTTTGAAGCACCGGTTACTACGGTGACATTCATGCTACCGTCAGCGGCTTTTGTCATGTGACGAAACCTTTTCCATGAGCGAGTTCATCCAGACGTTTCTCCATGTTGAGGAGACGATTGTCTTGGACAGCTACTTGAGTCAGGACGTTAGAAAGCTGATTCAAAGCTTTACCAAATCCTTCAGTAGATAGTTCGAGACTCTGGACGTCATGCTTGATGGCGACGATATCGGATTTCACTTTAACCCAGCCTCCGATGATACCTGTGAGCAGCGCAATCGTCTGGAAAATTGTTCCCCAGGTGACAGTCGGCTCAAAGGTAAGCATTACGCGGTCTGAGACTGAGCCTGCTGGACTGCCTGAGCGGCCTGACCATTCTGGTCAGCAGGAGTATTTGCGGCGACAGAATCGGCCATTAGTTTGGTGTTAGCCTGGATGTCAGCAACAACCTTGTCCATAGCGGACGGATCGTTGGAAGCCTGGGCATCCTGAATCTTCTGAGAGAGATTCTGGAGGAGCGTCACGACGGACTGTTCGACGTCCTTCTGGGCTGCGACGGCATTGGAGATATCAGAGAGAGTAGCCATAATACGTTTTTGTTCCTTTAGAATTGATTTAAGAAGTTTGACTGTGTGTTCGTCGATATGGTGATAGTGGTCGAATTGCATCAGCAACCTCCGGTTGCATATACGATGCTACGCATCTACTCAGGCATCACAGAGAACGCAATGCTCATGACACCTAGGGGGACAACCAATGACGGATTGACAAACAGGCAGACTGCGCCTGCAACGCCGAAGATGACAGCGCATGCGAGTTTAATGAAGTGGAAGACAGTTCCCATTTACTTACTATTCCTAGTTCAGGTCGTTACTTAGACGACCGTGTTACGGGGTTTTTCTTATGCTTGGAGTTGTAGATACGAGCGGCCTTCGCTTTGGCTGCTTTGTCAGACAAACCTTGTTTCTTGAATGCGTCTCTCATGGCTTCGTACTGTTTAGGCAAGATAACCTCCGGTTATCGTAGGCATAGTATTCTCCAAGTTTGCATTAGTATAAACTAAAGCGGAAGTATAGTCAAGAAATATAAAATACTTGACTTTGTGGGGAGACGAGAGTATATCTAAGGACTTACTACTTATGTGATTAGTCCTACGGACGTCGTTAGACTTTGTAGGGTTAAATAGTGATAATCAGTAAATACCATCCGTAGGACTAAAGGACTAAGATGAAAGAAACATTAACAATTGAGGATTACCAAAAAGCTAGAGAAGCTTTAAGGAAAGCTAACGTTGAGGGAGATATTTGGATGTATCCGGATGGGACTTGGAGTATCGGTCCTAGAATGCCCCTAGAAAGCCCTAGGAAGCCCGCTGGTGAGTTTAAATGAGTCAGGGGTAGTTGGTAGCGGAAATCATGAATAGGCGTTTAAATGGCCTGGGAAAGTGGACTTTATGAAATACAGGGAAATGGACATCGATTTTATCCACGGAGTGAATGGAATGGAAGAGTTTTGGGTGTTTATCGGGGTGATGACTGTGTTGGTCGTATCCCTGGCAGTGGTGGCGAGTAGGAAGTGATGCCGGTGTTTTGTCAGTTGTTGCTACTGGGGACAGTCTTCGGAGTATCAGTGACTAGCATTTGTGTTATTCTGGAGATTTGGAATGGTGTACCTTAGCATAGGGTTGGTAGTTATCTTCGTGATTTATGTTTTTGGTTGGAGTAAGGTTAATAAAAACTATGATTGAGACTGGTTTACCTGGATTCTTACTTCCTAAGAAATTTATTTAGAAAGCTATTAGGACTACCTCCTGAGATTTGTGTAAATTTTTGTCGAGTAATTTTTGAGGTGTAATTCATCCGCGCTCGAAGGGGGCCGTACCCCCACATGCTCTTGCGAGGCATTCGCAACTGGAGGGGGCCGGTGGCATACCATATACCGTATGCCATGAGGTGTAAGGTCCTTACAGTGTCCTAACGGACTGGTCTATACGAATGTTTCAACTCGTTAGAGTATCCCTGTCCTAACGGACTGAATACGAGACCACGAGTAACCAAACGATCCGTATGGTTACTTACCATATATGTCGATCGTTTCACGTGAAACAGCCTAGCGAAGCCTAGCGAATATGAACAACCTATGTTATTCACCATCAAGGCAGCAAATATCACAATCATGCCTTGACATTGCCACACTGCCAGGTGACACTATGAACTGGTTAGTGGGAATGACTGGTTAGGGCGAATGCATCGGGCAACCGAGCCGCGCCTAACTCTCGGAACCTAACCGGGCTGTTTCTCATTGTGAACGAATGCACACAACGCACGCAATCCCGCGCGCGTTGGTTTCTGCATTCAGAGAGAGGACACTACAATGGCTAACGATACATCAATCACCATCGGCGAAGGCCAGCGTTCCAAGGCAATCGGGCTTGCATCCAAGATCGATACGTCGGTTAAGGATGCGGTACTCGCACTGACGAAAGCGAAGCTCGAATTCGAGGGCGGACCGTTCGTTGTGATGCACAACGTGCTGTCCGCAATGGATGAGGAAACCATTGCTGGCTTGCCTGAGCCGCATACCAAGACCGGCAACAATCCGGCATGGTACAAAATCGTAAAGCCCGGCAAGAAGAACGACAAGGTTGTAGACGAATACTTCTACAACAAAGTCGCCGACAGTCTGCCGTCAGTCATGCAAGCCAAGTCTCGTATCGAGATGCTCAACCGCAGCATGGGAGATGCAAGCAAGGTAAACATGAACGACATCCCGCAGACGGTGAAGGATACAACGATCCAGCATCGTCATGCGGAGATCGACAGACTGTCTAAGCAAATCGCAATCGCGAAGCGCAACGTGTCGTCGGCTTTCGAGCTATACTTTCAGCTCCAAGCTTTCCAAGACGACGACGTGAAAGTCTCGGTTGAGATTTGCTACGCTCTTGACCCTACCACTGGCGAGCCAATGGACGGGCAGGACGGGCGAGACTTCAAGGTAGAAGCGACGACTACTCCAATCACCATCACTTCTACTGTACCCGGTCGCGCGGCCATCGATACCAAGCGCGTCACGGTCGGAACGTTCAAGAAGTATGACGTTCCGAAAGCGAAGGAAGCGCCGGGCGGTGCGACGTTCCAATCCCTTGAAAAGACACTCGCCAAGGGGGCGGACAACGAGCACGGTTCAAACAAGGCAATCAATACACTCGATACCTTTGTTGGAACCGTCAATGATCTGTCCGACTACGCTTTTCGCGTCGTCGAGCAGAAAGAGAAGGCGGCGTTCGAGGCAATCCAAAAGCTTGCTGAGAAAGACGACGACTTCTTCTACAATCTCGCCTATCTCTACAACTCATTGCTCGCGCCCGTCGTCAACAATCCACGGGCACAAGTGAGGTACGAAGCATTGCTCAACAAGCGAGCGGAAGCGGCGTAATCTAGCAGTGGGGATTGCAAGTTAATGGATCGGGCCAGCAATGGCCCGGTCTATTGCCGTGCAATACCGCACGAATGGAGAGAGACTATGTTCCGATTTGCTGTCCGCGTTACCGTCGTCACTAGTTCTCGCAAGAATGATGAGTACACTTCGCAACGTTCGCAGTATCTCGACGCGTTCAACAAAGCGAATGCCATTGATCTGGCAAACGCAATCAACAGAGCAAGCGACATTCACTTCGAACGTGAGTACACGCAACACCGCACCGCTGAGCCAGTAGCAATCAGCGAGCGGCGCAACGGCAACAAGCTGGAACGCAGCGTGTTTACGTTCGAGGAACTGGACCGCATCTGCGAAGAGTGGACCGCGCCCGGTTCAACCGAGTATGCTGCATAAATACCACACCCCGTGTCAGAAATGGCACGGGGTTTTTTATTGCCTGGTCTGTTCGTTGTATGTTCGCAACACTGTTGCGTGATTGCTACACTGTGACTTAATTGTCACACGTGTGGATCGTGATAGGTCCAACAATGCGTGCACGTAGGCGTGTTCATGTATGTGAATAACCTGTGTTGTTCATGTACATTACAGGCCAACTCGCACGTAAAATCATGATAGGTCGCACAATGTGTGCGTGTAGATCACGCGTAGATAGGCCCTAGGATTCAATTAGAAGGCCCGTGGTGCGTTAAAATACATAGGGTGGTATAAGACACCGAGCAAAGTGCTCTCCACAAGGACTTAGCGATTTGACATACGTTTTCGGCTATGGGACAATGATGATGCTGGGAGATTAACTACGAATGGGGAGTTAGCGGATGAAAGTCATCACAATCCGCAAAGGCCAGATTGTGCGTATTACGCGCATCAAGACGGTGATTAAAGTCATCGTCGAACGCAAGAACTATACACCGAGCCACGGTGGCTCTGTGGTCTCCAAGCGAGGTGGGCATGGGAGGCGTTAGGATCAAACCCGATACACTTCTGTGTATCCTCGGGATTGCCCTGACAATCCTACTATGTCTGGTTTTAGTCTGAGTAAGCCCGCCGGTGGATCGTCTGCCGGCGGGTAAGTTTTAGACAATGGAGAGAGACATGCCAGTCACCGTGTTTCACGATGATATCGGGGCTTTCACAGAAAGTTTCGATCCTCATTACGACGCATACCACTGTGGCAGAATACCTCCACGGTTTCCTTTGCCTGCCATTCCAATGCGGGTGCACATCGACGAGACTTTTGTCGAGGTTGCTATTCTCAAGCCCGTCGGTGCGTTTCACAATATCTTGCCGAATAGGGCGCTGATGTGGCATGCGTCGTGGTACTTCGACGCCGATGGAGGGGATTATGCGTAAGATTCGTCTCAGCACCCAGCTTGCTGTCTGGGATGCTCATGATGCTGCGTATGGAGACATCCAGGAGTATCTGTGGGACTCGAAACAACATCTCCACATGATGCGGTACTGGATGAAGTGCTTCAGCCGTGCGTGTAACGCTGGAATTGTGTTTTGGTGACGCATGAAGTTCGAAGATTGGGTCTGGTGGATGGCTGTGCTGTCCAGCATCACGATCACACTGTGGCTTGCAGTGTTGATTAAGCATTACATCTTGCTGTGAGGGAAAGATGACTGAGAGAGCTGTGAAGATCGCCATCTTCATTGATGGCAGCAATCTGTCTAAGGCTATTCGTAATGCAGGCTATCGTCTGGATTACGACAAAGTCCTAGACTATTTCTCTCAACAAGGCGATGTCGTCGCTGCGAGGTATTTCACGGCGTTGCCACCACGAGATGTTTTCAGCGATATCCGTCGGTTGGTTGATCGGTTGTCCTACCACGGCTGGAATATCGTGTCCCGTGAAACCAAGGACCTTTTGTCTGACGACGGTGTCTTCAAGATGAAAGGCAACATGGATGTCGATATCGCTGTCCATGCGATGCAACTATCCAGCCATATCACTCATCTCGTGTTGTTCAGCGGTGATGGTGATTTCGTCCCACTCGTGCATGCACTTCAAGCCAAGACGATCAAGGTCACGGCTGTATCCCATCACAGCCGTAGCGATACCTGTATGATTGCGGATGATCTGCGAAGGCAGGTCAATGAGTTCCTCGACCTCAAGACAATGAGTCATGTGTGGTCGATGGAGGCTGTCAACCGTAGCAGGTGATTTGACATACGTCTTGACCCTGCTATACTATATGTGTGAATGGGGAATTGCAATGACATTCCAAGAGCTTAAGGACTACCTCAACGATGTTGAGGAAAGCGCACTAAATCAGGACGTACGCGTCCTGATGGATAATGAACTACATCCGCTCGAAGTCTGTATGACCAAGAGCTTGATGTTCCTCGTTCCTGAGTTCACCGAGGAATAGCTGTGGCCAATAGGGTCATGGCAGCAAAGGCCCATAAGCTGCGTAAGCAACAGCGCTCGCGTCCGCGAGAACTGTCGCTAGACAAACGTGGTCCACGTCCATCAGGTGATGTCATCCGTGAGTACAAGCAACGTGCTAGTACGCTCGGGTATGACGAAGCCAATTCATTCTGGCGTGGATTGGATGGGATGTTGACTAACGTCCCACAATTCAAGAACGTCCCGCCCGGTCGTCATGAGACGATCACACGTAGCGATGAAATCCTCCGTCGCTTCGACAATCCCTTGTTCGTCGAGTACAAACCACAGGTTAATCCGCCTCCGAAGCATATTCGGATACGGATATTCTTTAATTCCAGACAAGACGAGGTAGTTATCCAAGAAGTGGATATATCCCTCAAGCGTTACCGTCTATCCGTGATGTATACATCGGTGGACGACGCGTACTTCAGTCTGTGGCACGACATCGTGTCGTGGAGACTGGAGAAGCCATTCGAATCCGTCAGCCAAAACCCCACCAGTGCTAGCTGACGGTAGCTGCGGTCCTCCATGCAGCGGCCCCTGGGTGTTCCCCGACGCCCAGGGGTTTTTCTTTGTCCATTTAGTTGCGAAGCAACGTGACGCCAGCATAGCTGGCTGCGGAGATTAGCCATGGTTAGAGGGAGAACTGCTGTGCCGCGTAAGAGAATAAATCAACATCGAGTGAACTGGAATGACAAGAAGTCAGTGGTGGACTACGCCATCTACTTGTCTGTCCTCGGTAGTGGTTGTCCACAGACGGTCTACAAGATGCCTGACCGTCCGAACTACAACATCTGCCACACGGAGAATGAACACAGGATTTCGAAAGATTGGATTGTGTTTCGGACTGGTGAAGCCGACGCCGCAGCGAAGCTGCTAGGAGGAGACGATGGGTAAACCGACAACCAATGTCATCGAGATGAAGTCCGTCGATATCAGACGGCTACATAATATCGGGAAGCGTCATCTGTTTCACTTCAACCAAGTCGTTGATGAAATTCTCGATGTTCACGACAAGGCCATTGACATCGTAGCCGGTATTACCGCTCGCCGTATCCGAGCGGTGGATATCATGTACGACTACGAAGATCGTGACCGTACTTACTGGAAGTATCGTGGGTGGTTACAGAGACTATAGGATATCTAACGGGGCGGCGGATTGCGCCAGCATACAGACGTAACTGCCGCCCTGTCAAGCATTATTTTCGATTTGTGATAGGTTTTTGCGATGATTTAGGTCACTAATGGCCAAAGGAGAGAGCATGTGGAGAAAACGATTGAGTGGGTGATGTCGAGCTTAGGCTTCGTCTTCGCTGTCATCGAAAGGAATGCAAACTGGCTGGCCCCTGTGACCGGCTTCGTTGCATTCATTGTGCTGACAATCTTGTTCGGACTAGCCGTGAGATGGACGGTCTACAAATCCATCTCGCTGTACCTGTATCTCAAATCGAAGATCATCCAGGCGTTTAATGCGTTTGGAAATATGATTGAGAGCATTGAGAGCAGGACCGTCAGGCTGGTGGTGAAGATTATGGCGAAGATTAAGAAGCATGTCGTCGCCGATATTGTCTTCGATGCCTTGTTCGAGGCATACTGTCAGAACAAACTGACGCGATCGGAGTGGAAACGCTACAACGATCTCATCGGTAAGTTCTGCGGTCTCGACGACCTAGTGTTGTACAAGCGGCACAAGAATGCGATCCGCAACGCGTTGAAGAAACGTAAGCTTGCGGGACCTAACAAGAAGTCCTCGAAGGGCGATGAGAATCCCTTCAAGGCAGCTGGTGGGCCTCCTGCGTTGCACGTCCCGCCGGTGGAGAAGATCGAGGACACAAATATCGTGTCTTCGAGCAAGTTCCTGCAGAAGTTGAAGGAAAGGAACGCCGCATGAGCTACAAGCGTAGGCTCATCAGGGGTTTGGCGAAGGACACAACCAGAGCCAAGCCCAGTCCTCGTAAAGAGGAAGCCAAGCGTTACACTGCAGACACCGCAAAGCGTGGCCCCAAGCTGCGTGGTCCGGCGACTCAGTGCCCGCACTGCCTGACGGAATTCTTCAGCCGCAAGGCGAAGGCCCGTCACATCCAGCTTTCTCACAGAAGGAGGCTGATCGGTGAAGAAGCCGAAGCAGTACAAGCTGCGGATTAGACTTCGAAAGCTTCAGGGAAAGTATCCGTGTCCTGAATGTGAACGACGTTTCTACACCGCCCTAGCTCGGACCAACCATGGGGTTGCTGTCCATCAATGGATACCGCACATGTTTCAGTGTGATGAAGCGCGTGCGGGGTAGCCATGAACGCCATCAGTCGAAGGCAAAAGCATAATCGGCTGGTTAAACGCCAACGAAAGAGAGAGAAAATGAATACGGGAACCATACTACACCTACGTCCCGGCAAGGTCGTCGAGAAGTCGGTGCTCGAAGCCGTCATGACGGTATATCCTACCGTCAACTCGTTCGCTGTTCAGCACGAAGGCGAACTCGCTCATGAGGCATTCACGACGCCTCTGCCGATCGAAGGCGAAGGCATCCTGAAGCTCATCGATGAGTGCAAGGACGGTCATCGTGTTCTGTTCTTCGGAAACTATCCGAAGTTCGAGAAGGACGACAGCAACGATCTGCCGCCGTTTATCGTGACGAATGCCGAAGGTGCGCCGTGTCTGGCTATCTTTGCTGAAGGTCCGTTTCCGGGCTACATCGGCAAGGACAACTACACGCCTGTCTTCAACATGATGAACGAAGTCGTGTTCGCCGCCATCGAGAAGGCCGGCGATCCCGAGGGCGACATCGACAAAACGATTGCCAATCTCCGGGGCAGCTCGGAGTTCAAGAAGACTCTCCTCAACACCATCCCTGAGGAAAGTCGAGGATGGTTTATGTTTCTTCCATACACGGGTGAACCGTGGTGTTTCGGCAAGAACAAAGATATGATGGGATTCCCGTGGGGAACCATCTCGAACATGACGAACCTCAACGCGCTCCGGCCCGTCGAGGAGAAGCCTGTCGAGAAGAAGTCCCCACTCGGTTTTCTCGCCAAGCGAAAGACGGCAGAGGCTGTTCCTCAGGAAGTCAAGCCGGTCAAGGACCCGGCACCTGTGCTTCCGGTCGAGACGCCCACACCGGCGGACACCGTTCCGAACACGGATACCAAGATCATCTGGAAGATGGTCGAGGTTCCGAAGTCGCTCAATGGCGGCGTCAAGAATGCCTGGATCAGACTGTTCAATGGCAGCAATGCCATCGGGCTCGTCGGTGGCGAAGGGGAACTTCCTCAGAACCATCAGTCGAAGTCGGTCACCATTCCGGTGCATCCCAGTCTCGTGCCCTTTACCTCTGAAGTTCCCAACGACGCCAAGTCGATGAAGAACCTCAAGGACAAGGTCATGAAGAGCGATCAGGCCGGCAAGCTCGTCACCTTCGAGAAGAAGGAGTCGAAGTCTTCGGTGCGTGAGCCTTCTGCGAACTACACGACGCCGACGATGTCCGAAGACTCGGCGACGAAGGCGATGGAGAAGATGCTGAAGTATCTCGACACGACGTCGAAGGCTCGGCCGACTCCCATCGACATCCAGAAGACGGAGTCGAAGTGGCCGGTGTTCTCGTCGAAGATCGGTGTTGACTTCAACGAACTCCTGTTGCTGTCCGTCGATCAGATCAGTGATCTGTTTGACAAGAACGACATCGCTACCTGCGCGTTCATCGAGATGCGCCGGAAGTACATCGAGGGCATGAAGGTCGATCTGAATGCTCTTGCCGCTCCTGCCAAGGGCGACGAACCCACGGCGGCAAAAGCGAGCGGAGAGCTGGTCCAATCCAAGCCGGCTCAACCTGTCGTCGAGAAGAAGTCCAACGCTCTGGGCTTCCTCGCCAAGAAGAAGGTTGCCTAACGGCGCGTTCTAGTAGAAAGTTAGGCATCCGGGGAGGATCGACTAGGGTCCTCCCCATTCTTGGAGGCAGCGATGCTCGGATTGAAACGGGAACGAGAGATTGGTATCCAGCCGTACCATCTCGCCCAGACTATAGGCTGGATCAACAACATCTTCACTCCAGACATCGCAAAGCTGGAGCAGTACCGCAATCAACTCGTCTTCGTGTGCGATGAGTTTATGTCCGACCGTCGCCAGCATTTCGTCATCGAAGACGACATCGTCGAGATCGACGGAGTTCGTGGGTTGGTCCGGGCATTCACCAAGGACAAGTTTAACTACTTGATCGCGCCTGATGGCACGGCTCTCGCTGTGCCGGACAAGGACGGCAAGCTCATCATGGGTGAGCTGATGGTTGTCACTCCTTCGTTCTTCAAAAAGGTTGACAAGCTGAAGCAGAATAGAGTATTATTCACCCGTCGTCGTGTCGCCATCCTCGACCCATACCGTGATGCCACGGTGAGTTGGGAGAACGCCGTCGATAATGGCTGGTTTGATGAAACTGGTCGAGAGCTTCCTCCCATCCTAGCCGGCAAGAAGGGAGTCGAGTACACAATAGGTCCGGAGAGAATTTGGATACAAGAAGCCTGGATGTATCTCCCTCATCCTCAGTGGGATTACCAGCTTCGTCGCCGGCCTGAACTCTTCGACCGTGTCCCGTCTTTCTCTCCCAAGAAAGCACGAGAATGGTTGCAAGAATACTACCGGTATCAAAACCCAATGAAGTCATAGTCGACCGGCATATACCGTGTCCTGAGTGTCCGTCTTCAGATGGTTATTGCACCTATGGAGACGGACACGGTTATTGTTATTCATGTACGTATTATAAACCACCTAAGGATTTAGATTTGTCTGATTACAGTTATCAATATCTGCCATTGCGTGGGGTGAGTGCAGAAAGCTTTAGATTTTACGGCGCACAGACGAAGGTCAATGCAGACGGCAAGCCCGTCGAGTTAGGTTTTGTCTATCCGAACCAATCCGTCAAGATTAGAACGCTTGAGAAGAAGGGCTTCTATACCAAAGGCGACATCGGTAAAGCCGGATTATTCGGCCGTGATAGGTTTACGGCTGGATCGAACAAGACCGTAGTGATCACAGAGGGAGAATTAGATGCTGTATCGCTTTGGCAAGTTCTACGCGTACCTGTCGTCAGCGTTCACGGCGCTGCTACTGCTCGAACTGACGTTAGCATCGATCGATCCTGGTGCAACTCATTCGAGAGAATTGTACTCGCGTTTGACGCAGACGAGCCAGGACGCGAAGCTGCACGTGAAGTTGCAGCTTTGTTCGATTACAACAAGGTTTATCAAATGTCCTTCTCTGGAGACACCAGAAAGGACGCAAACGACTACCTCCGACACGGAGAACAAGACGAACTAGCTTCTATCTTCGCGAATGCAAGACGCTTCCTGCCGGACGAAATCAAGTCTTCTTTCCACGACTTCGAGAAGATCCTTGATGAAGAACCCAAGCAGGGAGTGTCTTATCCGTTCCCGACGTTGAACTTCATGACTTACGGTATTCGTACTGGTGAAAGTATCTTGCTCACCGCGCAGGAGGGCGTTGGCAAGACCGAAGTCATGCACACCATCCTCCATCAACTGTTGAGAGAGACAGATGACAACATCGGCGCTATCTTCTTGGAAGAACCAAAGCAGAGACTTCTTCAGGCTATTGCAGGGATTTCTCTCGGGAAGCCGGTACATCTACCGGACTCGGGTGTCTCCAAGTCTCAGACGTTTGATGCGGTTAAGAGCACTGTTAGGCTGGATGACCGTCTTCACGTCTATTCACATTTTGGATCAGATGATCCAGACAGTATTCTTGACACTATTCGGTTCTTGGTGGCTGGTCGTGGTTGTCGCTACATTCTGCTGGACCACATCACTATGGTTGTGTCTGGCCTTGGAGGCCGCGACGAACGGACGGCCTTGGACTATCTTTCGACGCGGCTCGAAATGATGGTTAAGGAGTTAGACTTCTCGTTGGTGGTTGTCAGCCACGTCAACGATGAAGGCCTGACTCGTGGTAGTAGGAACATATCAAAGATAGCGGACATCAGGATCGATTTGACTCGTGACCTCCAGAGTTCCGATCCTGTTGTCCGTCGTACAATACACGTCATGGTAAGTAAGAACAGGTATTGCGGTAGAACTGGACCCGGTGGTTATCTCGTTTTCGATCCACTGACTTACACACTTTCGGAGGACCCTACCTATGACCGACCAGCTAATGACAACGTATTTGTATCTCAAAGGGTGGCGTAGGTTGACGGAGCATAATGAGTTCTCCGGACAGCTAGTCGCTCACGAAGACATGCAGAGCGACACTGTTATGGGATACATGTCGTACATACAGTTTAAGGAAATGTACATCTACAACCATTGCATGGTTGGTGAAGATCAAACCGGCATATGCTATAGGTTGTACTACAATCAAGAGATGCGAGGGTATAAACAATGAACCCGTGGTCTCTAAAGTATTGGGAATCCGGTGAGTATCAGGCAGCTAGGGAGAAGCTCGATGATGATCAGAAAGCTGGGTACATTATTAACCCGGATCGAAAGAGCATGTTTCGAGCTCTTAGTCTCACGCCAGAGAAAGCGGTACGCTGCGTTATTATGGGACAGGACCCGTACCCGCAGCACAGGCACGCAACTGGTGTTGCCTTCTCAATCCCCAGGGCGATCCCTCCTCGTGAATTCCCCCCAACTCTTCGAACCTTCCTTGCTGAATACTGTGACGATCTCGGATACACAAGTCCATCTCACGGTTGTCTCGAAGACTGGTGTTCGCAGGGAGTCCTTCTATGGAACGCAATCCCAAGTTGCCGCGAAGGTCAATCACTTTCTCACAACTGGTTCGGTTGTGAGTGGCACGGTCTTACTGCCGAGATCGTCCAGCGTCTCAACGCTAAGGGTGTCGTCTTCGCCTTACTCGGCAAGATTGCACGATCCTTCTCTCCATTGGTTACAGAACCTTCGAGGTTAATCGAGTGTTCTCATCCGTCGCCAAGAGGAAGCAGAGCTTCAAACCTACCGTTCGTCGGCTCCCGATTGTTTAGCAGGATTAATGCAAATCTTGTAGAACTCGGTATCGAAGCCGTAGATTGGAGGCTAGATGGTAGTCTTAGTAATCGTGAGTTACGAGACCCAAAGATGGGTCGAGAAGCAGGACGTCTCCTCGACAATGTCACCGGGTACGACCTGGGTGGACATCCAAGGAAGAACGCACCAAATCTGGCAACCTCGACATTTGAGGTGTGACGATGGTTACGAAACCCGGCCGCCCAGCCGACAATGAGAAATACTGGGCTGTACTTGCCCTTTTGTTAAGAGGGTTTAAATACAAAGACATCGCGCATATTTTGCGCGTCAGCAAATCCCAGGTTAGCAAGATCAGAAATGACTGGCCGTTGTTGTTCTGGAGACGTCCGCCTAAGCGTGGACGTCCTTCCCGGTACTGGGACACCAGGAAGAGAAAATAACGCACCAGCGGCCTTCCTAGGCCTTCCTAGGGCCTATCCACGGAGGATGGTATGGCGCTAAAATTCGAGTATCTTGGGTATTTCTTCAAGACTACCAGTTATGGTGCAACAGAGGGAAAGTTTTCCTTCGTCATCGTACACAATGAGATTGGTTGGAGCGCGACCTATAAGGACCGCGAATACACCGGACCTCAAGCGTCCAAACAAATCATGAACGGAGATGAGACATCTCTTCGCAAACCCTTCAAGACTAGACAGGAAGCCGAGGCTGCTTGTCGTCGAGAACTCAAGAGGTTGAAGCAGCAATGAACGATCTCCTGGAACAAGACGACAACGTCGTCGACATGAAGACCTGGAAGGAGACCCCGAGGATTATTCCGAAAACCGCAGACAAAGAGCCCCCAAGTAATGATTGGCTGTCACGTCTGCCGCTGTGGACAGAATTCCTCACTAGGAACAAACGTGGTTTGACTCCTGACTGGGTTGTGGTAGAGTGGACGATGCTTGGCGCACATCCGACAGGCAACGTCCTACTCGCTCCGACGAAGGCGTTGAATGACACTAGAAGCTGGCAGTGGGTTGATCCCATTCGCTTCTGTCAAGCCAACGAATATCGTGGTGCTGTCGGCAATGCCAAGGACGACGGGTTTGAGTTAGTCGATATGACAAAGGAGCCTGAAGACTAATGGGTGAAGTAATAACAATCAAGAGCCCAGAGCAATGGGCCGAAATCACTCTCGCTAAGCGGCAGTTGAAGTGGACTAAGGAACAGCAGAAGAAGCGAACTCCTGGATTGAACTTCGACGAAGCCATTGAGAAAGAAGAGAGTATCATTAGGTCCTTTTTACAATCAGTTAGGGACCAACTCGCAGCTTAGCAAACGGAGGATAGAATGAGTCGTGTGGTTGAGACCCTGGTGGTTGTTGCATGCGTCGTCG